GGATGCAATTAACATGTACGGTCAGCAGGCGGGATTTGCATTGAACGATCTGGAGCGGGATGCAGCAGAGGCAGGGCAGGCAATATCAAGCGGAGCCGATCAGGCAGAGAATACGGTGCAGAGGTATGTGGGTTTTAAGGATTCTGTAATCGGGGCCTTTAAAAATATGCCAAGAGCGTTTGCTCTTATTCCAAAAGCATTATCGTTAGAAATTTCCAAGATACCAGGGATTGTAAAGAGTGGTTTTTCCAAAGCGTCAGGAGTCATATCAGGATTCGGAAAAGCACTTGGAAAAGGGCTTGCGGGAAAAGCAAAATCGGCTGTGGCAAGTTTAAAAGCACTGTCCAAACCTGCCAATAAGGCAGCAAAGAGCATTTTAAAATTATCTAATATGTTTAAGCTGATGCTCATTCGTATGGCAATGCGCGCGGTTGTTCAGGGCGTAAAAGAGGGAATGCAAAATCTAGTACAGTATTCAGGAGACGCCAATCAAGCCATGTCGGAATTGACATCAAGTATGACATACGCCAAAAACAGTTTTGCGGCTGCTTTTGCACCGATTTTGTCTTTTGTAGTGCCAGCAATTACAGTGCTTATCAATGCCCTGGCTACAGCGGTAGGATATGTAAATCAATTTTTCTCCGCTTTAGGCGGGAAAGGTACGTTTGTCCGAGCTAAAAAAGTAAATCAGGATTATGCAGCTAGCCTGAAAAAGACCGGAGGCGCAGCAAAGCAGGCAGGAAAGGACGCGAAAAAGGCACTGGCCCCGTTTGATGATCTGGTACAGATCCAAAGAGAAGGTGCGGATGGCTCCTCTGGTGGATCAGGTGGAGGTATAGATCCCTCACAGATGTTTGAAACCGTAGCAATCGATCAGGGAATCAGTGATTTTGCAAATAAGCTGAAAGAACTGTGGCAGGCCGGAGATTGGGAAGGTATTGGACAGCTTATCGGTCAGAAGATCAATAATTCAGTCCAGAAGTTTACGGACTATATAAGCTGGGACAATGTAGGCGCTAAGATCACTGCATTTGTGACCGCATTTACTACGCTGTTTAACAGCCTGGTCGCAAATATTGATTGGTATTTGATTGGTATCATGATGGGTACAGGGATCAATACGTTAGCAAATACCCTATATCTGCTTCTTACTCAGATTGACTGGCTTATGCTGGGATCAGCTCTAGCAACGGGGCTTAATGGTATGGTCGCTATGATTGACTGGAATTTATTCGGAGCCACTCTGGGAGCATTTTTCCAAGCAAAAATTTCGGGTCTGTATGGTTTTGTGGATACTGCTGACTGGCCATTGATTGGACAGGCTATTGGAAATGGGCTTAATGGAACCATATCACAAATTGACTGGGGAATGCTTGGGCTGTTATTTGCTACAGGATTAAGTGGATTATTTGCTATTGCCGGAAATTTTGCTCAGACGTTTGACTGGACAGGATTCGGTAGCTCAATCGCCTTGAGCCTAAGTACGTTTTTCCAGACATTTGATTGGGCCGGATCTGGTACAGCCATCAGCGATATAATAATTGGAATTTTGGATGCGCTCCTTACTGTAATTATTCAAACAGATTGGTGGGCTTTTGGTGAAGGCATTGCAACTGCGATAGAACATATCGATTGGACAACAGTGGCTAACCGTTTTTTTGCAGTTATTGGGGCTGCGCTGGGCGGATTTGCTGCTTTCTTGGGTGGATTGCTTTCTGATGGCGTAGAAGGGGCTAAAAATTACTTCCAAGAGAAAATAGAGGAATGTGGAGGAAATGTGGTAGATGGCATCCTTATGGGAATTGTGGATGGAATGAAATCTATCGGTACATGGATAAAGAATAATATTTTCACTCCATTCATGAATGCATTTAAGGATGCATTCGGAATCCACAGCCCTTCTACCGTTATGGCTGAAATGGGCCAGTACCTCTGGGATGGCTTCTGTAATGGTATTAAAGAGTTTTTCTCAAATCCCGGAGCATTTATTAAGGCAAACATTACGGATCCATTTGTGAACGGCTTGAAGAGCCTTCTTGGAATCCATAGCCCGTCTACTGTTCTGGCAGGAATCGGCTCTTACACAGTGCAGGGATTTAACCAGGGCGTGACGAGCGAACAGACTGCTTCCCAGAATGTGGTACAGTCATGGGCTTCCGGCGTGGCAAACTGGTTTTCAGAAAAGTTTGGAATCGGAACAGGGGATTCTACGGAATCCAAGAAGTGGGCCAACAGCATTATGTCAGGATTTAACAATACCGTAAGGAAGAATTATACCCAGTCCCAGACAGTAATGGAAACATGGGCCGAAAACGTAAGGAAGTGGTTCGTGGGTGTTGATGAAAACCAGGGGGTAAATGAACTTTCCTGGACGAAATTCGCAAACCTTATTATCCAGGCATTTAAAACCAAAATAGAAGGCAGCCATTCTGAAACACA